AGACACCTTTTCCCCTTGAAAGATTTTCCCCTAGTGAAAAAAAATGCTAACAAGTGATAGATAATTCTAACACCTGTTAGCAATGTGAAAAAAATTTAATGAAAAGTTTAGAATAAATCTAACTGTAAAGATTGATTTTCATTCTTATTATGTTTCTTTACATTCATTGTATATTTTTTATTTTGTTCAGAAACAAAATTAAAACATTCCTCTAAAGTATCAAAAGTTTTTATAGTTTTCAATGAACCTTTAGAATCATAACAATACACAATGTTTTTATTACTGGTATCATTCATTAGTTAAAAACACCCCCTTTTTCAATTCACTTTCAATCATTTCTTTTTCTATTGCTAAACAATCAAAAGGAATTAAATTTATATTATCAATTTCAAAATACCCCGATAAATTAGATAATGTTTCTGTAAAATTACAATCATAATAAAGATTATCAACAACCTGTTTATATCTGATAATAATTTTATTATCTAAATCTTTATAAAGATTGCTATTAACAATATTATCATTTTCTATAGTCTGCACAATATCACTATCGACTAATGTTGAATACGGTATATTAACACTTACATTAGCATTGACTGAATATAAAAGATTATTATTTGAATCATCATAAAACATAACCCTACATTCAGCAGTAATTAAATTAACTTTATAAATGATTTTTACAGTTTTACCCATAAACAAATCATTATCCAATTTAACAAGACCGCAATATTTTAATTGTGCGTAAATGTCAACATCGCTATAATCGTTTTCATTATTATAAATTCTATTCACTGTAAAATTACCTAAATCAATATCAATAAAAACACTAGATATAGTTTCAGCTACAGTTGTTAATATAAGATTACCTAATTTAATTGTGCTAGCATAATCGGGAGATATTTCAAAGAAAAATCTTTTAAGTGATTTTATATACATTCCCACATCATAATTATTACCTTCGATTGTTTGAAAACGATTGCTTGCAATGGTTTTCATATTAGAGGGGGATATTTTATAAAGAGTTAATGCACCGTTAAAAGTGTTGCTAACTTCTGTGTTTTTCTCGATAGCATAGGCAAAAATATCAATATTAGTATCATCATCTACATTATCAATATGTAAAGTTAATACCCATGTATCATTTTCTAACAAAGAAAAAACTTCTTGCAAAACACCGTTTATTGTATATGTAGCAATTACACGACTATTAAAAAAATAGCCTGTGTTTGCACTAAATCTAATAACAAGTGTACTACCTAAAGAATATTCATTAGGTTTTATATCCTGTGTAATATTAGAAACATGATATATAACAGGGACTGTTTGCGTTAATGTCTGCACATGAAAAGTCAATGTACTATTAGGGTAAAAAGTTATTGTATCGGGTAACAATATATTTACCTGGTTATTATTTTGAGAATCAATAAACCCGTTAATACTCTGTAAATCATTATTTTTATCATAATAATTTACATTAAAAATTGAATATTCTTTATTTTGCGGTTTTGTAAAAATACAAAGTTTAGGTAAATCAGTTTCTGTAATTGTTGACAATTCCAAAAACTCTATATCATCGGTTAAATCGTATGATACATTTACAGAAACATTTCTAACAGTTTCGCTATTAGCAATAATTTTTATTTCTGAATTATCATCAATTTCTTTATTAAAAGTAATTGAATAATTATATAAATCAATCTGTGTAAAATATTCAATTTTAACAATTCCCCCCTGTGTGTACTGAATATAAGGGGAATTATAAAAATAATAGCCTTTATTACAATTAACAGTAGTTATATAATCGGTTTCGCTCTCATACTCTGATTGAACATTAGAAATAGTACAATTATAAAGGGAATTATTAAAAGTTGCTTTTTTTACACTAGCAACACTATCAAAAGTTATGCTACTAGGATAATCGTTAAAATCGTAAAGCCTAGATGAAGAGGAATTAGACATATTAGCAACCGCATAATTACCGCTTACATTAAAATGATATGTAATTTGTGGATTATAAATAATATTTGCCGTCTGAATTAAAAACTCTTTTTGTGTCTGTGATAATTCATTATAAAAAAATCCAAAAGCAATATATGAGAATCCATAAGTGCCTGTTTTAGTGGTGTTAAAACTACTGGATAAATCGCCTAAATCTATCCAGTCGGAAACAGAATTAGCCGATGTTCCAAAAAATAAAAAAACATGGGGTGTAACACCAAAAGTATTTATAAAATTATCAGATATAGATAAAGTTTTTGTTACCCCAAAACCTGTAAAATTAACGCTTTTAGTTATTGCCATTTTTTTACACCTCTTGTCCATTTAATGCACTCATTACCATTGTACCATTATCTGAAAACGGATTATTTAATAATATTTCGTTTTCAGTATAATTGTCTATAGTATCTTTTTTAGTTGAATCAACATTTTTACTATATCGTGATATATTAGCAACACTTGAAAGAATGGCGGTTTTATATGTGTATAAAACATCTAGTGTCAATGTGATATAAAAAAACCTATCGCCTAATATAGTAATATCTTCAATAAAATAATATCGGTTTAATTCTACAATATAACAATAATTGTAACTGAATATATTAAAACTTAAAGTATTTAATACTTTAATTACGGGTTTAATAATATCCGTATCTGCTTTAATAGCACCCGATAAATGCAATTCATTTTGCAAAACTTTATTTATTTCATTAGGTTTAGACAAAGTTTTATAAAAAATTATCGTCATAAAAACACCCCTATAAAAATAAACCCTTTAATCAGTATAACCGATTAAAGGGTTATTGTCATTCAATCAGTTATTCTACTGAATGAAGAAAACAATAAAGTTTTCGTCAAGGTCATTAAAATAACTACAATCGAACTTGTAAAAGTTATTGTAGAACTCCGCTTTAGGGTTGTAATTGGTAGTTACTCGCCTATCCATGTTACAAACTCCCAAAGCGTTGCGGTCAAACATAACCGCCATAATACCGCCCATTTCAATATCTTTTGTGGTGTTATCACCTGTTTTGATTGTTACATTGATTTTAGCGACTTTTGAACCGCCATAATCATCACCACTACCTTGCCAATACGGAATTGTTGTAATATCAGTAGGTAAAAGCAAATCTTCTTTGTTGTAAGTATCGCTTGCAAGGTTTACACGCATATTAGCGTAAAAATCTTGTAACATGATAATATTCAAATCTTCTTTAGGTGTAAACCGTGGTTTACCACCGACATTGAAAAGCGTTGACATTCTCGACATTCTTTTAGCGAATGTTGACAACATGATACAACACCATTTCAAAAAGTCCGTATCAGTAAGACAAGTTACTTTTGTAAGTGATTTACTGAAAGTGTCATTGTAGATTTTAAGCAAGTTAATTGCCTGCGGTGTTGTTACTGCCTGTGAATAATCACCATCTACAACATTAGGCATTGCATGATTGATAACCTGGGCAATAGCGTTGTTGATTGTTGACATAACAAGTGAATCAATCTTTACAGTCATTGAGCGTTCAACGGCATTGTAAAGCATTGAAACAAAAGCGTTCAACTGTTCAGCATTGCTAAAACTTTCCTTTACCTGTCTTTCAGTAAATGACATATCAACTTCAAAAGTAACTTTTGAGTTGTAGAACTTTGCCGACACTGTAGGTTTATAGAAAACATTAGGAGAGTAGTCAACACCGTTTGACAATTCCCATGACTTATTTTCTACCGCTTCGGGTAAATCTGCACTGATTTTTTCAAGTACACTACCAAACTCCCATTTATCCATAAGGACATTAGGAACACTTCCCGCATAAGGGCGATTTACAAAAATCACTCTTCCGATATGGTCAACAAGTGATTTAACATAGTTGTCAACATTGTTACCGTTGATAATGGAAGTACCAATATCAACGATGTTAGATAAATCCTGTTTTACAATGTCTGTTTCTCCCAAAATATCTTTGGTTGAATCGTTTACAAGTGAATAGACCTGTTCAATTTTCATTAGTTTTACCTCCGTTTAATTTACAATATTGAATATTGTGAAAATAATGTTTCCTGTGATTGTTAGACCGTAAAAAAGAAAATCTTTCCAATCAATTTTTTCGTCTTTGTTAAAGTCCTGTATTACTTCCATAATACCCCCTTAAACAAGTGTTGTACCTGTGAGCAAAGCACCCCCGATTGTTGCAACCGTTGAAACATCGCCCCCGTTACCGATAAAGGAAATAATAGCGTTACCCACGAAAATAACAATATTGATAATTGTTACAATCAGTTTTTTTGTTTCTGTTTTCATTCTTTATACCTCTGTATAATGTTTTATACAATTATAATAGCATTTATTCAACTACTTGTAAAGTGAATAAATCCTTAACATAATCAATGATTTTATCAATCATTGATTGTTTGTAAAAATCCGTCAAAAGTCCGATATTCTTAACGGTTGTTTCAACATCGTTTCTTTGTTCCGTTATCGTGTTGTCGGTTTCGTTGTTATAATTGTTTTCGTTATCATCTTCCAAATCATCGGAATTAAAAGCGGATACACTGTTTTTACTGGTTGTAACCGTGTTTTTATCCTCAATCTTTACAACACCGTTATTTACTGAAATATCAGTTATCAAAATATTTTTGACTTTCAGCAATTCAGCATAACGCAACATCAAAAACAATTTTATTGTTTCTTCCTGTTTATCCTGTAAACTGGTTGTTTCCCTGTCTATTGTTTCCAAAAGTGGAGAATCATTAAGAAAACCTATTTTTGATTTAATGTAAAGGTCATATCTTCTAACATCATCGCTAGAATGTTCCCCGATTAAATCAGTCAGTTTTTCACTGTCTACAGTTTCAAAAGTTTCTATAAATCCCCTGTGATTTTCGGAATTATAAAAACAATCATTAAATGTTTTCATTATTTACCCCCTGTTTTGTTTTCGGAATCGGTTTTATTTTCCGTTTCCGTTGTTTCCGTTGTTTCCGTTGTTTCCTGTGTTTCCTGTGTTTCCGTTTTTGCGGAATCGTTAAACTTTTCTTTATCCTGTAAATCTGCAATAGTTGTTTTTGTTGCCTGTTCCTTTTGTTTCCATACATTTGCTAAATCAATTTCAATGCTTAAATCGTACTTTTCATTTATCGCTTTAATTGCTTGTTGTCGGGAATAAAGCATATTTTCAACAAGAGGCATTAAAGAATCTTCATTAAGTGAAATTTCACTTTGATTTAGTCTTTCCCTCTTGCTATTCCAGTTAGCATTAAGACCGATAGAATTAAAAGCACTTGCTTTTACATACTGGTTTAATTCCATTAAATTATTTATCTGATTGTTGTTTGTGTTATTTAACGGAATTGATTTTAGACTTTCCAAAAAAGCATTATCGGCAATGATTGAAAAATCACCGTTTTTAATCTTATTCAAAAACAATTCAGCATTGCTTTTTGTTTTTTCGTCTGCACTGGTGATTAAATACGGAATACGGTTTAACACCGACAACATATTAAGCGATATTTCACAATCATTTAGCATAATGCCGTATTTTGAAAACAAGTGAAAAAAACCCTGTCTTTCAGAATCATTTTGAATCAAAACACAATCAGCGTTATTTTCTGTTTCATATTCCTTATTGAGATTTAACGCAATATTAACAACAATGTATTTGTGCAACCTGTGATATACATTTTCTACCCCTGTAAAATCACCGTTGAAAACATAAAAATTATCTTTTTCTTTTGTAAAAATACAATGTCCGTTAAGCAAAAGATATTTTTCAATATCTTGTTTTTGAATCGTGTTAGGCAAGTTTTTATAATCAAACATTGCATAACATCTACACAACATATCATTGATAAAGTTTTGCAAATACAAATCTTTGTCAAAAAGATATTTTTTTCCAAACTCAAACTGATAGTATTTTTTCATAAATACCCCCTGTATAAAATAGTATACACTAAATTAGTGTTTTACACAATTCATTAAATAATTGTGTATTGTTTCCCCTATATCGTTTGACTGGTAAAAAACTTTTTCAGTAGCAAAAAAGTAGAATATTTTTTTATCCAGTTTATCGACATTACGCAAAATGTTTTTTCTGTGATAAAAATTAGAATCAATGTTCAATGAATAAATCAAAGCATTTTTTTCTTTAATCGGGGTTGTTTTCTTATGAAAGAACAAAAATAAATCTTCATTCTGTATTATATCCCCCTGTATTGTCTGATTGTCAAAAACAACATAAAAAGAAAACAAACAATCTCTTTCAAAATTTATTCTCTGATTTTCCCTTAAATGTGGATAAATATCTAATTCCCATTTACCGCCCTTTATCATGTTCAGTTTAGCGTTATTAAATGCAAAATAAGAGTTAGATTTATTTTTTATTCCTTTGCTTTCCTCACAATATTCTATTGCTAAAGTCAATTCAGAATCACCAAACTTGTAAACATCTATACACCCCTGTTTAACATCGTTCTTTATTCCAAACTCTTCAAAATAAGGGTTGTATTTATTAACGGTGTTACCGCACATGAATATTTTATTTATTTTTCTATCACGAATGATGGTTGATAAAACATTCATAAATATTACAAACTCATCGGTTAAATAATATTTTCGGGTTATAAACTCATCAAAAATAATGTTGTCTATATCGGGGTAACTGGTGCTTTTATCGTGTTCCATATCCGATAACGCAAAATTAAAACAAAACGGTTTTGTATCGGCAATAAACTTTTTTTCTTTATCGTCATAATTTGCTAAAAAATACTTGCCGTTGTAATATTTAATGTTTGAGAACTTCCCTTTAGTAAGTTTATAAACTTCATTGTTGTTAATAATCGCATTAAAAACAACTTCTGCCCTTTTTCCTATAATATCATCATGCCACCGCCTAATATATGCAAACTGTTTTTTATAATCACTGTTTACATATTGTTCCAAACACCACTTCAAACAAGCGTATGTTTTACCATTAGACCGCTCCCCGATTATCAAATTATAATCAGCATTTTTACTCAAAATGTTTTTAAGATTGTAGTATCTATTACCCATAAACACCCCCGATTAAAATATAGAATCCTGTCTTTCAATATCGTCTTGTTTATTTTCGTGAAAATCATTCATAAAATAAACATCGTGAAAAAATTTGTTATCCTGTAATGCTAAAATAATACAGTTTCTGAAAAACTTGCTCATACTTGAATTGTATTTAGACGAAAATTTTTTTCTTATAGTTTCGTCTATCCAAAATGTTACTTGCTTTTTCATAAATTACCCCTTAAACAATATTATACAAAATTAGCACAATTTTGTATATACTTGAAAAACAATAAATAGTCATTTGCTATTGATAAATCATATTCACATTCTATTAAGTGAATCCCCGATAATGTTTCGTACTGTGAAACATTGCCTAAATAATCAGTTATAACACCCCCTTGAACATCATCAATATATGTATGTATTCTTTTTCCTGTGTATTCTTTAGGAATAAACAATTTATTGCTAAAGTTTTCAAAAACTTTATCATTAGTTTTATACTTTTCCAAAAGATACGGTAAAGCAAACTTTTTGTTAATTCCCGATACTGTCAAATCTAGTTTACTGTCTTTTTCAACTAGATAGCGTTTACAACCTAGCGTTTTGAATCTGTTATATGTTCCCTCAAAATCCCATATACCTATCAATTTTTCTTTTCCCTGTTGATTTTTGGGTTTTAATGAACTTTCACTAAATCCAAAACGCAAACAACATTTTTTTAGTTTCTGATAAACTTCATTGTTATAACGAATAAAATATTTTTTATGCTTTTCGGCATTGAATATTTTAACGCTATCAGTATCACAATATATAAAATCATTTTTCAATTCTTTTATACCTGTAAACAAATTGTTTCTAGCGTATGCCGTTATGAATACACCCCATAAATAATAAGTGAATCGTGATTTATCATCGTTATATTCATTAACATTTTTTTCGTTAATCTCTTTTTCCTCACAATTCCAGTTATTTTTTTCATAGGTGTATTGTGTCTTAATGGGATTATAAACGGTCATTCCGTAAAGACTGTTTAACATTTCCTTGCTAATCAAATATTCAACTTCTTTGCCCTTTACCCCCTTTAATGTTGTTTTATCTGAATAAAACTTTAACACGCAATTCAATATTTCTTTTGGTAAATAATCACGCTTATAAAAATACGCTATCCCGATTTTAATTTTTTCATACTGATAAAAAACTTTTAAGTTTTTATAATCAACATCGGTTAAAACGGTCATTAAATAATCTGCACTGAATAACCGCCCATTGTCTGATTTAGCGTTTTCTTTTTTCAAACATTTAGAGATTGAAATAATAGGTTGTAAATCTTTTGTTGTTTTTATTCCCCATAATTCAACGGTAAAAAGACAACAATATTTTTCTATATATTTTTCAAATTGTTCTATAGTTAAATTGTCTTTCCTTGTTCCTTTGCTCATGGGGTATTTTTCCGACAACATGACAGTAGGATAACTACTGGTAAAATCATAACTAGAAACATTTTTACAAGTTATGTTTGAATACAAACTATTTGCATGAGTAAAACCGCCTTGAAAAGCAAACCTTGCTATTTTATATTCAAGTGGTGTCAAAGTTAATGATTTATGAATCATTGTTGCATAGGCTTTATTTTTGAAACACTCTTTTCTAGTGTATCGCCTAACACGCCCTGTATTAGTCAACGGTATTTTATCCAGTCTACCGTATAATAAAACCTGTTCTTTGATATAAGCGTTTACAATTAAAACATCATTATAACAGTATGCTAATTCAGTTTCGGTTAATGGTGTTTTATCAGTACGCAATAATTTATAGTCTAAATCACCCTGTAATTTTTCAATTTTTGTTAGGTGTATATCATCACACAATTTAGCAAGAGATTTACCACTTAATAAATACGAACAACGAAAAGTTATAAAATCGGTTTTTGCAAATAATACTTTTCTGTTATCCATTGCAAAAACATCTATCCACTTAAAATATTTTCGGATAAATTGAAATTCATAACTTAAATTGTGAACATACACAATTATATTTAAGTCATTTATTAAGCGTTTAATTTTATTTGTGAATGTAACGAAATCTTTTAATGTTCTACCGATAAAAATAAAATCATCAATAGCAAATTGCCATATATAGCATAATGAACTTTTAATAACTTCATTTTCATATTTTGGATTTTCTTTTAATCGCCTGTCATACTCTTGTAAAGAAATAACGGAATTAGTTTTTTTTTCAATAAAAAAACTAGATGTTTCAATGTCAAAAGACATTGCAACATCTAAAAACTTTTTGCCTTTAGAATTGAATGTCTTATATTGAGAAAAATTAAAATTGTCTATCTGTTTCCAGTCATAAACATTATAATTCATTTGTTGCCTTTAATATCTCTTCTGTCAATTTGTCTTGAATAACTAGGTTATAATCCATAACATCTAAATTGTGTTGTAACGTGTTGTTTAACTCTATAACATCTTCAAAAAGAAAATCTATTTGTGGATTGCTACCATATTTTAACGGTGATTTACTTATAAAATCCCTTTGTCTACTGTCAAATTGATTTAACATATAATCGACTTCTTTTGTTGGCAATGATAAATCTTTTGATAATTTTGACACATATTTATTATATTCTCTTTTTGTTGAAATCCCGCTTTCATTTACAATTCTAGCCTGTGATAACGCTTTTAATTTATCTTCAAGTGTTCCTTTTCGTGATATATGGGTAATCCCCTTATCTTCAAAAATACCCCTTTGAAAATCATTCATTCTTTGTAATCGTTTGTTTGCTTTATCGACTTCACTTTTTAATACTTTTGATAAATCATCTTGAATAATGCTGTAAGCTTTATCTTTTACAATATCTTTAGCAAGTTTTCCAGTTTTTAACTTGTCTTTTACATCTTCTACAACTTCTGTAAAATTATTTTTCTTTATAGTTGCCATTTTATCCCCCTATAAATAAGGGGTGTATTGTTACACCCCTGTTTCTCAATGAATCGGAATCAGCAAATTAAAACGGTGTAATGTTTACCCATTCAACATTCACACATTCACGATTGTATTTTTTAGAATGGTATGTATTGATTTTTACACCACATTCCCCATTGTTGATAGCCTCTACACTGTCAACATCTGAACAAATTGCTTTTGCGTTTTCGTTTTGACCTGTAGGTAAATCAAAATTGAAAAAATCGTTATCCTTTTCAAGTGAAACAAAATAACGAATACCAAACTTTCCATTCACAGAGAAAACACCGTTTACTTTGTAAATCTCATTCAAAGTAATTTCATTTACCTTTTTGAATGGCAAATCTTTTTTAGCATTTTTGAAAGTTGCTACAACTTTGTTCATTTTTGTAAAGTCCATACGCTTTACCCCTTTTAATTATTTTTAGATAAATAGTGTTATCTAGTACACCCGATTATTTTTAGAGTGTTTAACAAACACTCAATTTTAAGGCTTCTTCTTTATATCCGATACTTGCATTTTTATAAAACTTTGCTAACTGGTATTCCTTTAATTGATAATATGCAATAGCAATTAAACACATACAATCGGATAATTCTATAAATCTTTCATAACTGGTTTTCATAATTAGTATTATATAACATTGTATAAGATTGTCAATACTGAATAAATAATTTTTTACATTTTTTCACTAGGGGAAAATCTTTCAAGGGGAAAAGGTGTCT